CCGGTCACGGCCACAGCTGCCGCCGGAGTGGTAACTATCACAGCCCGCAATGCCGGCACATTGGGCAACGCAATCCTTATCCGCAAAAACGTCAAGGGCTTGATCGGCGGTGAGGCTGACATTGTCGGTCTCGGAGTCGAGATTACCGGCATGACCGGCGGTGCCACGGATCCGACCCTCACAGACGCTATTAAAGCCATGGGGTCCGAGCCATACGAATATATCGGCGTTCCCTATTGCGACTCCACCACGCTCGATGCGTTTAAGGACGTGATGAATGACACGTCCGGCCGCTGGGGTCCTTATGACATGCTTTACGGACATGTTTTCACGGTGAAGCGCGGCGATTTCAACACGTTGCTCACCTTTGGTAAGACTCGCAACGATCAGCATTGCACCACATTCTCTTTGGAGCCCACCTTCGGATCCTGGGATCCGGAAGTTTTGGCAGCCATTGTTGCCCGGACAAAAATTTTCATTGATGCGGACCCCGCTAGACCGACCCAAACAGGTCAGTTGATCGGCATCACCGGCGCACCCGTCGGCGAAATGTTCGAGCTAACCGAAAGAAACACGTTGCTGCAGAACGGCATGGCCACGCTGAAATCCGTTTCTGGCGTTGTTCAGATCGAGCGTTCTGTCACGAACTATCGAGTCAACAGCTACGGCGAACAGGATCTGAGCTATCTCGACTGCGAAACACTGTTCACCTCGGCTTACGTGATCCGTTACCTCAAAGGAATCATCACATCCAAATACGGACGTCATAAGTTGGCCAACGACGGTACGAATTTCGGCCCGGGGCAGGCTGTTGTCACACCGTCGATCATTCGTGCTGAATTGACGGTTGCCTACGCAAAACTCGAAAGAGAAGCGATTGTCGAAAACGCGGAACTCTTTGAGAAGTATCTGGTGGTTGAGCGTGACGCCGATAACGTCAATCGAATGAACGTCTTGTTCCCGCCCGATTATGTAAACCAGTTGCGTGTGTTTGCCCTTCTTAATCAATTCAGACTTCAGTATTCGGAGGAATAATGTCTCAGCTTATTGCAGGCACTTGCTATATCAGCATTGACGGCCAGCGCCTTTTACTTAAAGGTTCGGCGACTGCGACCGCATCGAAGGTAACGAGGGAGCCGGTAATGGCAAACGGCGGTGTTCAAGGCCATAAGGAGGTACCGGTCGCTCCAACGCTTTCCGGACAGTTTGTCGTTGATAAAAATTTCCCAATTGAAAAGCTCCAAGAAGCGACTGACATGACCGTTGTGGCCGAGTTTGCTAATGGAAAGGTCTTCACGCTCGGAGGCGCCTTTGTTACCGAGGAAATTCAAGTCGGCGGTGACGATAGTGACACCACGATTAATTTTGCCGGGATGACCGGAAAATGGAGCTGAGAATGAAGTTAACCGTACCTGTGAAGTTCGGTGAAGAGGAAATCACCGAGCTGAACTTCAAGCGCCCTTCCGGCAAACAAATCCGAGAGGTCGGATTCCCGTTCTCTCTGGACAACGAAGGCTCCATGTCGATGAAGTCAAACATCTGCATGAAGTACATATCTTTGTGCGCCTCCATCCCCATGAGTGTCGTTGAAAAAATGGATCCCGTGGATTTGATGACCGCATCCGGGGAAATCGTGGGTTTTTTCGGGACGCGCGAACAGGAAGCCTCCTCCTCTGTTCAATAGAACAGTTGACAGATTGGATGTTCGATATTGGCTGGG